CATTATATTATGCTTGTTGGGACTTGAGAGGTGAGAACGGCCACCTCACACACCTGGCTTCGGCGAGGTAACTAATGGCGCAAGCCCCCAAGAGATCGCGCTTGGCAACGCGCTCAAGTCAGATTAATATATCTGCGCTAGTCTGATCCAGCGAAGGCGGGGGTAGGTCTGGCACCTTTATCAGGCGTTGCCGCCTGTGTAAGCGACCGCCTGCCGGTGATGAGCCGCGACATGACGGAACGAGGGGCTAGTCGTTGTGTACACGATTGGCCCCTCGCCTTATGCGGTAAAATATCCCCGCAAATTACCATTGTTTCACTAACATATTTCAGATATATAATATCCCATGACTCGGTCGCTCCGGGTCATAGGGCGGGCGGTCACCGGCGGTTTCTCCCCGTTGTCCCCCGGGACTAGCCCGCCCGTCTAACAACAGGGAGCAGAATCGAATGGATTTCGTATCTAATTTAATTCCCAATAAATCAGCCATGCTTGAGCATGTGCATCATATTTTTGATGGCGCCCCCGGCGGGCACGTCGAACTAGCCTGGACTGACGAATTCACAAAGGCGCTTAGCTGCGCCAAACAATACGCACTCACCGATCTAGATCAGCTGGTCGAAAAAGCCGCTGAAGTTAATGCCTCGGGCGCCAACGTATATATAGGTGCCGCCCTAAGGCAGTTGGGGGCGCCGCTGGCAGCCCGCGCCAAGGATGGTGACTATCATGGCACGATGGCTCTATACGCCGACCTGGATGATCCGGGCGCCGTTCAGGCAGCGGCGGCTAAAGTTGCTGGCTGTAAGCCAACTTTCATTGTCACCACCGGCAAAGAGCCACACCTGCGCGCGCAACTTTGGTGGCGATTGGATGCACCGTTTGGCGACCCCATCAAGCACCGCGCCTATTGTGCGGCGCTTGCCCATGAGTTGGGCGGCGATCCAACCGTGGTAAATCCGTCGCGCGTTATGAGGCTGGCTGGCTCAATTGCGTGGCCCCTTAAGCCGGGCCGCGTCGCGGAAATGACGGGCATTTTACCCATTAAGGATGCAAGTAAATCAACTAGCTTGGCAGATTTGGCACGCACTTACAATATAAATCAGCTAGTCGTGGCGCCACAACCCGTCGCAACAATCAATGTAACTCACACGGATGTGGTAGTTGCCACACCGTATAGGCCAACCGTACCGTCACCAGTGCGCGGCGCCATCAGCGGTAAGTTAAATGTCGAAGCGTGCTTCGCGCAAATCCGCAGCGGCAATCAATGGCACAACCACGTCAATATGCTTATGGCCCACTTCGTCATGCGCGGCTTCTGCGACACTGAAATATTCGCGATGGCGCCGTCGATTACCCTTCCGGGGTATACCGTCGAGCAGACGGTCCATGAAATGCAGATATCGGTCGACGGGGCGCGTCGAAAGTGGGGTGTGAAAAACCCTATTAATGAGTTTGACAGTGAGGCACCGGTTGGCGTTTTGCGTCCTCGTCCGCGCATTTTGACTATGGAAGAAATCGACGCCCTGCAGCCGCCAACTTATTGCATTGATAAGCTGATAACAGAGCATGGGTTCACCCTAATTTGGGGGAAAACCCACTCACTTAAGTCATTCCTGGCGCTAGATATGGTGCTCCATATGGCTTACGCCATACCATATCATGGGCGTGAGGTTAAGCCGAAGCGCATACTTTACATCGCCGGCGAGGGTATTCCCGGTTATAAAAACCGCCTGCGCGCGTGGCGTAAGCATTACGGCAAGAAGTTTATCGCCGAATATATGCAGCTCGAGCGCGGCATTAACCTGGTAGACCAAGAGTCTATTGAGCTGCTTATGGAAGTCGTGAAGGATAGCGGCCATACCTTTGATATCCTTGTGATCGATACGGTCGCCAGATCTATGGTTGGTGTTGACGAGAACGACGCCGTTAGCATGGGATTGTTTGTTGCCGCCTGTGACCAGGTACGGCAGCGCCTGGGCTGCGGCGTCATTGCCGTCCACCATAGTGGCAAGAACTCAGACAACGGTCCACGCGGCTCTAGCGCTCTCTCGGCAGCCGTTGATACTGAGTTCTATACGGAGCGCGTGGACGGAACGGACATCGTCACCGTGACGTGTAAGAAGCAAAAAGACGACCACGAAGCGGAGCCGTTTAGGTTCAAAGGGTACCCGGTTGAGGTGGCTGGCGAGGGCTTTAAAAGTGAAAGCTCGCTTGTACTTCTACCCGCCGATGCCATGCCGGAACAGGAAGATAATCACAAGATGACGAAGCAACAGACGCGTGAAATGTTGCTTGAGGTTGACCGTGCGTGGCATGCGGGAACCCCGTGGAGCAACCAAAGTCAGACCAAAGATAAGGGCAGATACCTTGCTCACTGGGTCAAAAGACAGTGGCCAAATTGCTCAATTGCGGAAGCTGAGGATACAATTAAAAAGTTAATGATAGCTGGATTCCTCGACTATGATGACTTTGATAAGAAGACATCCAAGAAGGGTTTGCGGGCTAAAAACATCGCGAATTATTGACGGCGGAAGTTGGCGGAGGTTGCTGAAGTCGTATGTCTAAGTATCTGATAAATATGAATACACGGTTTGGCGGAAGTCGGCTGAAGTTGGCGGAAGTCGTATATGTAACCCATTGTAATCATTGGGCTGAAGTTGGCGGAAGTTGTTTTGGCTGAAGTCGTTATATATATAATATATAAAAGAGGGCGGCCTATCGGCCCGCCCCTCGCTTTCGGCTCGGGGACGGTCCTCAGCCGCCTAAGGAAGGAAGGTTAGAAATGCCTATTGACGTAACTGACTGGCCTATCGGTAAAGCGGTTGCCTTACCGGCCGACCGCAATTCGGTTGACGGCCAAAAGCCGATCATGGCAACTCAGACATTCACACTGCAGGGGATTCGAAATCACCGGCGTGTGGATGGCAAGGAGACCTATATCCTCGAATGGTCAGCTGAGTGTTGCTTGTGTGGGCATAGGTATGAATTCACATCAACAAGGTTCAGGATGAATCCGACTAGGACATGTGAAGTCCATCGGGGTAAGTTGAAAATGGGGCGCAAACGGGTGAGGAAACAAAAATGATTAGTGATCAGGACTTTGCAATCATCAAGGCTGAGCTTCAGAATTTGGATGCGGTGGCGCAACGCATGGAACGGAAGTGGGGGGTCAATCGGCTGCAGTTGGCCGTGCCCACCGAATGGCGCATTAAGTTCGAGCGGCAACAGGCAAAGCTTGATATGGCCCTAGAAGGCGCTACGGAGGCCCGTGAGCAGCTTGCTCAGCTCGGGGGCATGCGGAGGGCATGGGAGAAGCTAGACGAGGTTGCTGAGGCTTCTGGCGCGGTTCCGGCACCGGCTGAAGTTTGGGAAGTCCCGCTTGAGGATGGTTCTCTCGCCATGATCTTGCACGATGAGCGCGATTGGACTAAGGTCTCCGAATTAGCCAAGGGCCGTCAGGCGAAGGTGTATACCCTTAGCGAGATTGGGCGCATGATCAACCATTACGGTGAGGTCGCGAAGGTGAAAGAGGTATTTCCGGGCGCCGAAGTTAAGGCGATTAGGAAATATGCCAAGCTTGGCGACGACCTCAATGGCGCGTTGGGGGTTGGGGCATGAATAAATCCTATAAAATGTACGCCCCGGGCCAGATTTCTAATTGGTGGCGCAACACTACGCCTATTGGCGTATTGCCTACTGATCGAGTAGAATATCAATGCAGTAAGCAATTCCTTGAGGATAAAGAGATTTATCTGCACGGCACGAAAATGCAGAAGAACCTGCTTGAGTGGGAATTATCGTTGAGGGCGGTATGACCGATAGCTCACAAGATCTCATTAAATGTGCTGGAGAACGACGCTACAAGACGATCCTCGCGGACCCGCCTTGGCAGTTCCAGAATCGGACTGGAAAGATGGCGCCGGAGCATCGACGCCTAGCGAGATACGGCACAATGACTCTCAACGAGATCACCAAGTTGCCGGTGGGTCAAATTGCTGCGCCAACGGCACATCTTTACCTCTGGGTTCCAAATGCATTATTACCAGAAGGCCTAGAGGTACTTGCGGCTTGGGGCTTCAATTACAAAACCAATATTGTTTGGCACAAAATCCGGAAGGACGGCGGTCCAGATGGCCGGGGCGTCGGTTTTTATTTTCGTAACACTACGGAGCTATTGCTCCTGGGTGTCCGAGGTAAAGATGCGAGAACCCTAGCTCCTGGGCGCAGCCAAGTAAATATTATCAAAAGTCAGAAGAGAGAGCACTCCCGCAAGCCAGATGAAGCATATGAGTTAATTGAAAAATGTAGCCCGGGCCCGTTTTTTGAACTTTTTGCTCGAGGTACGCGAAATGGTTGGACTACGTGGGGGAATCAAGCGGACGAGTACTATCCGACGTGGTCCACCTACGCGAATCATTCTCGGTCAGGGTCAAAGATTGCGGCGAAAAATGAAAAAATATCGGTTTTTTCGGAACTTGATTGCTGATCCAGATGATGTTTTAGATGATCTTGAATACCCACATAAGCTTAATTGTCGTGATGGGCAGGTTAAGTGTTATGATCCGCAAGATGATGATTTGGCTGAATTTAAGAAGGTGTGGTATTAATAATACCCATCTACATTAGAGGGTTTTAGACGATGGCTCTTGGTCTCAAGACAGGCGGGCGTCAAAAGGGTACGCCGAATAAAATACATGCTGAACTCAAGGATATGATACTGCAAGCCTTTGAAAAGGTTGGCGGAGTTGATTACTTGGCCGAGCAGGCTCTTGTTAGTCCTACGGCGTTTTTGACTTTGTTGGGTAAGGTTTTGCCGATGACCATTAGCGGGACGGCTGAGGATGGGTCAATTACATTGCGGTGGGTGAAGCCTGATGTAGAATTGGTGGAGCCGAAGGGGGAATAAAATGAAGGAAAATTGTACGCTGGCTCTTCTTTTGAAGAGTGGTAGGGGTGCTTCGTATTTTGAAAATATTGCGCCTATTAGTGGGCGATATGTTTATCTGGATGAATTCAGGCCAACAATTAGATTATCTAATTGCTTGAAAGAGATATTCCCATCAAGAGAGTCAAATTTATTATCGCCACACGACATTAATCGCATTCCACTTCTTACATATTTCCGTACGTATAATTTCGGCCGCAAAACATTTCACGAATTAAGCGCGTTTGTCTTTGGGAGAACCAAATGAAGATCACTAAAGATGGTAAGTATGTTGAAATCTTGGGCAAGCACGTTCTTTAATGCCGTTTATTGACATCCCCTATTGGCCACGCGGTCAGTTCCAAAACTACCACGACCGCGATAAGCGGTGGGCCGTGATTGTCGCTCATCGCCGGTGCGGTAAAACAGTAGCATGTATTAATGACTTGATAATACGGGCCGCGAATAATCCCATGAAGGAAGCACAATACGCGTACATTGCGCCGCTATACAATCAGGCTAAGGATATTGCCTGGCGATATCTCAAGCGCTTCACCGCGCCCATACCTGGGGTTGTAACGCATGAGCAAGAACTTCGTGTTGACCTGCCGAATGGTGCTAGAATACGTTTATACGGTGCTGATAATCCGGAGCGTCTACGTGGCATTTACCTTGATGGTGTGGTGTTGGACGAATACGCCCAAATGGCTACCCGCCTCTTTCCGGAGATCATTAGACCGGCGCTTGCTGATAGAGGCGGTTGGGCTACATTCATTGGTACGCCGATGGGAGAGAACGCTTTCAGCGAGATTTACCAACTGGCATTGAGCAAGCCTGATGAGTGGTATTCAGCTTTGCTCAAGGTCTCCGAAACAAACCTGTTGCCGATCAAGGAGTTGGAAGACGCGCGGCGCCTTATGTCGCAGGATCAGTATGATCGCGAGTTTGAGTGTTCTTTTGCTGCCGCCATCCCGGGCGCCTATTACGCTAAGTTGATTGAGCGCGCTCAAGATCAGAAGCGGATATCTAAGGTTCATTGGGAGCCACGACTGCCGGTCCACACGGCTTGGGATCTTGGTATTGATGACATGACGGCCATATGGTTTATTCAGGAAGCCCACAATGAGATCAGGGTCATCGATTACTATGAAAGTAGCGGAGTGGGACTATCCCACTATGCCAGCCAACTTAGCGCGGGTGATCGTTCAGAATGGGTATATGGACGCCATTTATTGCCGCATGATGCGGCGGTTCGTGAACTCGGGACCGGAAAGTCGAGGGTGGAAATTCTTAAGGATATGGGAATTAAGGCAACGGTCGTACCAGCGTCGCAAGTCTCAGATGGCATTGAGGCATCGCGCGTCATTCTTCCCCGGTGTTGGTTCGACGCGGAGAAATGTTCTTTAGGCCTTAAAGCGTTGAGGCAATATCGCTGCGATTGGGATGAACGCACTAATCAGCCAAAGCCCAAGCCTCTGCACGATTGGACTAGCCACGCTGCCGATGCCTTCAGGACCTACGCCATGGGGGCTCGCCAAACGGCGCCGGTTGCGCTACAAAGAACGAAGCGCCTGGCCGAGGGGGCGGGGCCTAGCTATTGGGGTTTCACATGAAACTTAATAAGTTAAGTGATCAAGTGGCGGAGCTGGTGTTTGAGCCGGGCCTTAGTTTTAATAAGATATTCGGTTTGGCCGATGATCAGAGAATAACAGATGAACAGTATCAATTGTTTATGAGCGCCATGTATGATGTCTTAATCACAATGAAGCCAGATTATCTTGCCGATCTAATGGTTAGCGTGGCGACATACCGCGCGGCAATTATGGCGCAAGATCAGTTAGATAAGGCCCAGAGACAGAATGCGGTGCTGCAATGAAAAAGCAAAACCTTAAGAACATCATCTGGTGGCTGGTAACGGATGAGTGGTTTCTGAAGGAAGCTCGCCGTAGTGTGGGGGTGCGGGGGGATAGCGGCTTCATGTATGGTGATATTAAACCCGAGGTTGATTTAGTGGTTGAAACGATTAATCAACTTTATAAGCACGGTGCGCCGGAATGAAAGCATTCATCGCCTTAATCCTCATTGGTTTGTCCGGCTGCGGCACACAATTCACTCAGCCTGACGAATGTGACAAGCGTTTTGGCAAGCCGGATCTTAAGCTAAGTAGTTGTTCCGCTGACTCTAATCCCGGTAATAGCCCCATTCGCTCGCCTCAGGGCAGGGGGCCTAATGGCGGCCCAACGCTAGGTTGATCTATTTTGGAGGGAATTTAATCTTATTGCCCGGCTCAACACGCTTAAAATACTTACCCATTTTCTCTTTATCCATATTGTTTGTGTTGAGCCTAGACGCTTCAAATGTATAGGTCTTATCCGGATTATCCTTCCAATTACCGCCGACTGTAGTTTTGTTAGCGTATTTGGATTCATTAGAGAATGTAGGGTGATTGGGCTTTTTGAATGTATCTGGGTAATGGCCGTTGCGCGCTTGTTCGGCGGCCGCCTTATAAGCACCTCTCATATCATAATCATATGAGTCTTCCGGGCCATATAGCTTGCTGTAGCCAGTTTCCTGCGCAGGCGTGAGCCTGGTGTTATAGGCACCGGCCATGCTTTGGTGGCTATCTCCCGACTTACCCCACTGATCTGGATCTGGCGTTTGGCGGTTAATTCCCTTACGTGGTTGTTTCTGGTCAGCCATATCAATCTCCATAATTAGGATAATGATACTATCACTTAATCCATACCTATTGAATAGTGATTAGGAATATATTACACTTGCGCTTTCTGTCCTATTAGCGCGAGGCGTTCCCATGGCTTGGTCCGGCAACGGTAAAGACGATACGGCTAAAGATGTTGGCGGCAAGAAGGGAAATTCCGGCGTAGGTAGTGGCGGCGGTAGCGGTGGTAAAAAGGCCGGAAATTATTCCGATGCCGGTTATGCCAACAAAAAAGAGACCGGCTACAAAGCGGGCTCAACTACCTCAGTTGGCGGCGCTGGTACGGGCGGTGGCAAGCGAACCAACGACTCAATTGGCGATATTCTGTCTAAGAATCCATGGGCAGGCGCGCCTAAAAACCCAAATTTAGGGACTCCAAACGAAGACGCTCAGCGAGATCTTTATAAGGGCGGCGCCCGTGATATTATGGATAAGAGCCGTCGCGGCGCGTTAGGCAACAGTCCAAATCCGACCGACATGTCTACGGCCCAAGTGTCTTATGACGGGCTTCCATCAGTTGGTCAGTTGCTTGATTCAGCAATGATTGCGGGTTCCATAGCCAGTCCTGGGATCGGGACTGTTAACACACTGCGCGATATCTTTAGTGGTGCGTATGACGATACGGGCCGCACAAAAGTCGGCCGCGCCGTTGATGATGCTTTTGGTTCGACCCCATCCCACCAAAATGGCTACGCGCGCGGCCCTGGTGGCTACAACAGCAACAACGATCCCACCAACAGCTCAGGCATGTCCAGCGGTCGCGACAACGGCGACGAGGAAATGGGCGTTGGGCAAGCGTCACGCGCCCGCAGTGTAGCTGCCCAAAGTGGCAACAGCGGCGATTCCCCCGGCACAGACATCCTTTACGGCAGTGGCGACGACGCTGATTACAGCAACGTTCGTTTGCGTGATCGTCGTAAGCCATACCAATCCGCAACTGATCTTTTGGGGATTTAACCATGGGCGGTTTTAAGAAGTTGATTGGTGGCTCAACAAAAGAGCCAAAGCCCCCGAAGGTTCCTGACCGTGCAGCGGCGGCGGCTAGTGACGCTCGTCGTAATGAGGCGGAGCGTATTGAGGCTGGTCGGCGTAATGCCGCAGCTAACCCACTTCAGACCGGTCCTGGCGGCGTTGAGGCCGGTGCCGAGAATGTGGGCAAGAAGAAGCTTGGTGCCGGGTATTGATCCCCGACGACGAGCTACCCGAGCCGGTAGAGCAACCCGTTCAGCCACCAGCTGAGGCTGAAGACGTGCGCCTGAAAGACCGTCGCCTGCCGTATGGCGTTGGCGAGGCTAAGCGGAAGATTAATCCGACATGAACGCAATGCCCGGTATGCAGGACGAAGCGGCTGAGATCATCAAGCAGCATGCCGAGATGAAAGCGGAGCGCGCCAACTATGAGCCTGTGTGGCAAGAGATCGCCACCTTCACTGATCCGGGCAATGCTCAATACACAACCAAGATGCTGTCCCCCGGACAACGCAATGACGAGCGTGTATTCGAAAGTACAGCGCAGCGCGCTATCGCTAACTTCGGCGCCATCATGCAGTCGTCACTTACACCGGCTGGTCAGAACTATCAGAAGGTAACAGTTAGCGATCCTGATCTAGCCGAGAACGATAACGTTAAGCGCTGGCTAGAAGATACTACAACGCGGCTATTTAAATACCGCAATGCCAGCGCCTCTAACTTCCCCCAGGCCCTCGGCGAAGTGTTTAAGAGCTTGGGCGGCCCTGGCACTGGCTGTCTCTACACTGAATTAATGCCTGGCGCCGGCCCGCGCTACACAGCAATTCACTTGAGTGAGATCTACATTTCTCAAGATTTCACGGGCCGCATCAATAAAGTACATCGTGAATTTGAATGGACCGCTCGCCAGATCGTAGCGAAGTGGGGTCCGCAAGTTCCGCAGCAGATTATGACGGCGTTTGAGAATACGCCTGAGCGTAAGTTCACAATCATCCACGCCGTTTGCGAGAACAACTACCGGCAACCGTGGCGCATGGACTTGCCTGGCATGCCGTACAAATCAGTATATGTCTCTAATGACTTCCGCCAAGTTCTGGGGCGTGGTGGTTACTGGACATTCCCATATCACGTAACGCGCTTCGATACGAAGGTGCGTGAAGTTTACGGCCGGTCTCCGGCATGGGAAGCGCTCGCCGATATTAAGATGCTGAACGAAGCCTCGCGTACCATGATCCGCCAGGCGCAGATGGCAGCGGCTCCGCCGTTGTTGTTGTTCGACGACGGCGTTTTGCAGAACTTCAGCATTCGCCCCGATGCTTTGAACTTTGGCGGCGTCAACGAGAGCGGTCAGCAGTTAGTCCATCCGCTTCAGACTGGCGCTTCTTTCCCAATTGCACGCGAAGAGATGGAACAACGCCGCCGCGCAGTTGAATCGTCGTTCCTCATAACGCTCTTCAGCATCCTTGCTGAGAAGCCAAACATGACGGCAACCGAGGTGCTTGAGCGCGCCGGTGAGAAGGCCGTGTTCCTTCAGCCCGTGATCGGCCGTCAGCGGTCAGAGTTGCTTGGCCCAATGACCGAGCGCGAAATTGATATGCTCGAGCGGGCTGGCGCCCTGCTTCCGCGTCCTGAAGAAATTCAGAACATGGAGTTGCGCTTTGAGTACGACAGCTTAGCAACGCGCGCCGCACGTGCGCCTGAAGCTGCTGGTTTCTTCCGTACCGTAGAGGGCATCGTTCCGCTTCTGCAGGTCAAGCCAGACCTCATCAACATTCAACTCCGATGAAGTTGTGCGCGGCTTGGCCGAGATCAATGGCGTTCCGCTCAAATGGATCCGCTCCAAAGAAGAAGTTGCGGCCATGGAAGAAGCGCAGGCTTCACAGCAGCAAGCGCAGCAAATGCTGGCTGCCGCACCGGTTGTGTCTGAGACCGCACTTAATGTTGCGAAGGCCAACGAAATTCAGGCAGGCCTATGAACCCATTCGAGCGCTGGCTTAGCAAGGCTAGGTCGTACAAGGCGGTCTTTGGTGCAGATGAATTAAGCCGCACGCCGGCGCAGAAAGAAGTTCTGGCTGACTTAGCCAAGCTCTGCAACGCGCAGAGGCCATCCCTGCGGTTTGCCGACGGCAAGATTGATGTGAATGCCACGCTGGTGGGCGAAGGAAGGCGTGAAGTTTTCCTGCGCATTAAGGGTCAATGCGCAATTACCGACCATGAAATTTATCAATACATGCAAGCAGCAGAAGGACGCATAAATAATGACTGACGCAGCAGTAGCCGCTCCGGCGACAACTACGGGTAGCGATGGTTCACAATACACTTCAGGTGCACAAGGCTCAGGTTACAGCCAGTCTCCCCAAAGCTATCAACAGCAACAAACACCACAATATTCTCAGCAAGCACCACAGCAACAGCCCGCCTGGTATCAAAATATCCAAGACCCAGAACTTCGGGGCTACGTAGCTAATAAGGGCTGGCCAGATCCGGTCGAGGCTATCAAAAGCTACCGTAATCTCGAAAAGATGAACGGTATGGACAAGGTTGTCGTGCCGAAAGATCTCAACGACCACGAAGGTTGGGATGCTTATTACGCTAAGGGCGGACGCCCGGATTCGGCTGATGGTTATCAATTGCCAGTACCTGAGGGTGACGACGGCACTTTTGCACAATGGGGATCAGAGCTTTTCCACAAGGCTGGCCTCAACGTTACCCAGGCGCGCTATATCGCGGAAGCGTTTAATGAGTATCAGGCGAGCCTCCAAGCCGAAGACGGTCAGTCTTTCGCCGCCACAGCGCAAAGCGAGCTGAATGGTCTTCAGCGTGAATGGGGTCCTGATTACGATAATAAGATGGCGGCGAGCCAGTCAGCAGCGCAGCTAATTAAGCAAGAGCTTGGCTGGGGGCGTAATGAAGTGGTCTCTCTAGAGAGGGCCGTCGGCACGCGTAACATGATGAGTCTCATGAATTTGATAGGCGAGCGCATCAGCGAAGACCGTTATGTCGATGGTGGTCAATCTGCCGGCTACATGACTGCGGAAGGCGCCAACAGCCGCATCAATGATTTGTCAAAAGATCGCGACTTCCAGGATCGTTATCAGCGCGGCGAAGCCAGTGCTGTTGCAGAATTCCAAAGGCTGATGCGGGCCAAGGCTGGCCGTCAATAGGAATATTAGTATGTCAGTTGACACTAATGTGGAAGTTAGGTTACAATGCCTAAAGTTAGCCGGGTCTATGACGCGTGATCCTAATGAGGTCATAGCCCTGGCTAATATTTTTACCTCTTATGTTTTGGCCGACGAGCCGGATACCTCTGTAGAAGAGCCCGGCGACAAGCCCAAAAGAGGACGACCCAAGTTACCCAGGGGATAACCGCGAGGCCCCCAAGACAGGCAGAGAGTTGCTGCGCAAGACGGCGCGGTTCGTCTAGAAGTTAGGCCCGGATTTCCGACAAGCCCTTCGACAGTTGTTGTTTTTCAACCGTTTAAGGAGGGCGACATATGTCGGCCAATATCAATCCAGATTGGGCTGTAATTCAGTATTCCAGCCAGTTCCAGCTTCTCTTGCAGCGTCAGCCGGTACTATCCGCCTTTGCGCAACAGGGGTCCTACGTCGGCAAGCAGGCTTCACCGGTCAACCAAATTGGTGCCGTTGCTGCCCAGAAAGTTACTACCAAATTTGCTCCCATGGGCCGCGTTGATGCGCCGCTCGATCGGCGCTGGGTTTACCCAGTCGATTACGAGTTGCCGCAGTTGGTCGACACTCTCGACGAGCTTCGCATCCTCGGCGATCCGAAGTCAGCTCTTGTCGAAAACGGCCTCAAAGCTATGGGCCGTGCAATGGACGACGAACTCTATCAAGCGTTCTTTGGCATTGCTCAGACCGGCGAACAGGGCGGCGTTGCCGTACCGTTCGGTACCGGCCTGACCACGACTGACGCGGGCAACAACGTTGACGTTCAGTTTGGTGCAGCCGCACCGACCAACCTCACCGTCGCTAAGATCCGCGAAGGCAAGCGCCGCTTGATGTTCAACAACGTTGACCCAAGCCGCGACCGCCTCCTCTGCGCCGTGTCGCCAAAGGAAATGGACAACCTTCTTTCGGAAGTCCAGATCATCGACAAGGATTATGAGGGCATTGGCGCCATCGTTAAAGACGGCATCGTTCAGCGCGTTCTTGGCGTTGATATCGTGCTGTTTAACGGTGTTACAAAAGATGCCGACAATCTCGCCGGTTCATCGAACCAGATCCCGATGTGGGCTCAAAGCGGCATGCATATGGGCGTTTGGAACGGCATCAAGACTGATGTCACCCAGCGTCGCGACCTGATCAGCATCCCCTGGCAGGTTTACTGCATGGGCACGTTTGGTGCCACGCGCCTCGAAGAGAACAAGATCGTTCGAATCTGGGCTCGATAAGGGAGTATGAATTATGGCTATTGTTAATCTCAAAACGACCCAAATCACCAACGACGACGCTAAGCCGCGTATCCCAAACGTAACTGTGACGGATACCGGCGTGCTGAAGGAAAGTGCGGCAACTCAGGTCATCACCAACGGTGACTCGATCGGCTCTACTTACCGCATGCTTCGCGTGAAGTCGTCCACCCGCGTCAGCTCTCTTCTGCTGTATACGGATGCAATCACAGCGGCGACAGCGGATGTCGGTCTTTATCAGACCACCGCCAATGGCGGCGCTGTGGTCGACGGGGACTTCTTCGCTACGGCGCAAGCCCTAACGGCGGCGATTGTTACCGGTGCTGAAATTCAGTTCGAGGCTGCGGCCGGCGTAACTGATATTGCCAACGGTGAAAAACGCATCTGGCAGCAACTCGGCCTTACCAAAGATCCGGGCGTCCAGTACGATATCGTGCTGACCCTGACGGTCGCTGCCGGTTCTACCGGTGACGTTTTGCTCAAGGTTCGCTTCGTTGACTAAGTGAAGTTTGGGGTGGGGATAAAACCTCACCCCGCTTCTCTCCTCATGGAGATTTGAATGGCTACGAGACGCTATGAAATTAATCGCGGCGCCACTGAATTTACGGTCACGTCTTCGACCGGCTTGGCGACCGTGAATAAGAACATGGAGCTGACATACGATCAGGCCGTGTTCGCCTCGAAGGTTGAGCTGATTACGGCGATCGAGAACATCCGAAATCAGATCCTCAAAGATAACTTCCAAATGCCGTAAGGGGCCATCATGGCTTTTTTGTACGTTATCGAAGCTACCGATATTAAGCACCTGCAAGGCGATGGTGCGCAGGCGATCTCCGGCATTGGCAAGGCGGCTTATCGTATTGCTAATGACGGCGCCTCAACCCAAGGCCAGTTGCTAAACATCGCAACGCGCTACGTCCAGCTGCATGCAGATTCAATCTGTTCATTCGAAATGGGTGTGAACCCGACAGCCGTCACAACCGCTAAGCGCATGGCTGCTGGCGAAACTCGTACTTATGAAATTGATGCCCGTAATGGCGATGTTCGCGTTGCCGCCGTCCTAAACACCTGAGGTAATTATGCAGAACTCTCTGCCGCCGCAAGCTATTGCTGACCTCGGGGCACTTTCTCGGGTGATTGAATTCCTTAGTGATAAGAAGAATCGCGAGCTGATCTCTCAAGAGAGTGAGCGCGAGATTAAAGTTCGCGAACGACTGAAGGAAATTGAGGGTCTGGCTAAATCTCTTTCTGAGCGGGAGAAGATTTCTAATCAAGCGAGCCTTGATAACGAAGCCACTCACATTGAGCTAGTGAAGCGTCAGGCAATCGTCTCAGGTAAAGAAGACAAATACGCCGAAGCCAGCGCCAAATTAGCGGCAGAAAAGAAAGCGTTCGCGGCGGAAACCAAACTTATCCTAGACCGGATCGCCGCAGACCAAGAGAACCTCAGCCGTAATCAGGCTTCATTTGCTGATGCGAAAGCAAAACTTACCGCTGATCAGGCTATTGTTGCTGGCCTGAAGTCTGAATACGAAGAGAAGCTGAAGGCCATCAAAGCCCTCGCGAGGTAGACCATGGTTGACATGGTTCGCCCCGTCAATCTCATGGATCGGCAGATGGTTGATCCAAATGCATTGCCGCCTGGTATCACCGCCGAGCTTCGCGAAGATGGCTTTATTGAGCTTCGCGAAGATGGCACATTTGAGTTGCGCCAGTAATGCCGAACACCAAAACATCAGATGAGGTAGACGGCACGCCAGCACAGGGTGCGGATCAAATCCGTATCGCGCGTGCTGGGTCGAACTTCCGCATCAGCGTCGATGATGTGAATGATTATGTGCAGGCTCTTGTCCCGCCACCGTCACCAACGACTCCCGCTGGCTCTGATGGTGACATTCAATACAATCTTACCGGCGCCTTCTCAGCCAACACCAAGCTTAATTGGGATGTTGCATCCAACACGCTCCGCCTCGGGGAGCCGTCTGGCCATACTATTATTACCGGATTCGACGGGATTAACGGTCTTGAGAGTGGATGCTCTTTAGAGATTAGAAGCGGCACGCCATTTAATAGTGGTGCTGCTGCGCAGTCAGGCGACATTGATATTTACACCAATGCCGGCGTCAATGGTGGCAATGGCGGCTCGATTAATATTAGCCCCGGCGATTCTTCGAGTGGCACGCCAGGCTTTGTGACCCTCGACGCCGGGTCTCAGACGGGCACGGGCGGCGGCGCCTCGGTATCAATCAATGCCTCCCCAGCCGTCGGCGCCGGCAATATAAACGGGACGGTTGTTACCAACACTCCGCTGGTAATTTCTCCAAGCGGCAACTCCATGTATTGGCCACCGGCTAATTCAAGCTTCATTGCTCTGCCGAATGCAGGCCTTTGGAAAAGTGTGAAAGTTGTTCCGGGTAGTGCCGCTGCGGCTACATCATATGGGACAACCGGGGCTACTTTTCAGGGTACTATTGCTCACCCGGGGTTGTCGGGCACTAACTTTGCAACACGCACTCCAAGTTTTACAGCTGCCGGGACTGCGGTCAAAGGCAACTCAGGGGGGGCGCGCGGCAGCTTGGCGTCGTTCCATCGCAACGTCGGAATTCGCTTCGAAGCGATATTCAATCACAACGTTAACACAACTGGATATACATTCTTTTCCGGCCTTTATAACGTGGCCACTGCCCTGGCGGGCGATCCAAGCGCGCTGACAAACATGGTCGGTATGGGTTACGACGCCGCTGATTTAAACACCGGCAACTGGCAGCTTATGCACAACGATAACGCCGGCACGGCCACTCGCATCGATCTTGGCGCGTCTTTCGCGCGCAACACAACAACGGCGCTCAGGCTGGTCCTTAATCTATATCCAAGCACTACCAACGTGGATTATCACATTCGAGATATGGTGAGTGGTGTGGCTATTAACGGGACCCTGACAACCAATTTGCCGGTCTCAAATACGTTCATGAATTGGCAGATAACCGGCTACAACGGCGCTATCGCCGCCGCAGCTCAACCTCGCATTTGGATCGGCTCTATCGATGGACCAATGTCATGAATAAACAGTTCCTTTACACCAATGTTTTTACACCGGTCGAATGGCAGACGTTCTGTCAGTTTGCGTTTGTTGGCCAGAATTCACAGCTTGTCTTCGAGTGCCTAGTGTTTCCAGATGTTATCGATGATGTCGGCTTTAAAAGAATCCTAGACTTCTTTGAGCTATATACAATCATCGATGCCGAGCGCAAGGAATACTTGATAAGTACGTTCTGCCCAGAGCCAAAGAACCCGTAAACTTCAGCTTGGATAAATAGCCATGTCAACGCAGGTCGAAATTTGTAACTACGCGCTGAGGCTCTTGGGCCAACAACCCATCCTTAGTATCGAGGACGACCTGCCACAGGCTATATCCATCTCCGGCGTTTATGAGATTGTTCGAAAGGGAACCTTGCGCGAGCATGTTTGGAATTTTGCCATGAAGCGTCAAGCACTTCCGGCCCTAGTTCCGGCACCCGCGTGGGGTTACAACTTCCAGTACCAATTGCCAACTGACCTTCTCCGTCTGGTCGAGGTTCAATGCGGCCTTGATTATCGCGTTGAGGGGCTGACAATTGTTACTGATGCCGGGGCACCACTTAACATCCGATACGTTAAAGATGCCACAGATCCAGCTGAATACGACGCACTCTTTGTCCGCGCGTTCGCGGCAGAACTGGCCTCGGCTATCTGCGAAGATGTAACCGGCAGCAATCAAAAGAAACAAACAGCTGAGATGGAATTGCGCAAGGCATTAAGCGAGGCGCGCCGGACTAATGCGGTAGAGAACCCGCCGCAGCGTATTCCAGATCGTAACTTCTCTTGGCTTACGACCAGAAATGTAGATGGATACATTGGATGGTGGGGTAGCTAAATGACTCGCGCCTCACCAATAAAAGTCTCGTGGAATGCTGGTGAATTAGCCCCAAAGGTTGACGGCCGCGTTGATATCGAGCGGTATGGGTCAGCGGCGCAGACCGTCGAAAACTTTATTGCCGAAATCCAGGGCGGCAACGTGAGGCGGTCAGGCACTGAATACGTTGCTCCGACGCGCTTCCCTGCCAAGCAGGCCCTGCTAAAGGACTTTCAGTTCTCGACGGAGCAAGCCTACACGGTTGAGCTGGGTGACCTATATATCCGATTTTACCGCGATCATGGCCCCTTGCTGGAGACTGCTAAGAATATCACCAACGCTACCCAAGCTAATCCAGTCGTCATTACGTCGAATGGTCATGGGTACGCTAACGGCGATGATGTCGAGATATTCTCTGTTGGCGGGATGGTGCAGTTAAACAACCGCCGCTTTAGGGTGGCTGGCGTTACTGCCAATACCTTTCAATTAAATGATATCTACGGCAACACGATTAACGGCACCGGATACACCGCTTACACTGCGGGCGGTCAAGTCGCGCGCGTGTTCACGCTGACCTCAACATACCAAGAAGCTGACCTATTCCAGCTTAAGTTTACCCAATCATTCGACACCCTATATGTATGCCACCCAGAGTATGTGACGCGTAAGCTGACGCGCCTCGGACCTACATCATGGGTGCTGAGCGACCTCGACTTTATCGACGGCCCCTACTTACCGGCTAACGTGCGCCAAGCCACAATGACGCCAAGCGCCACGAGCGGCGCGGGCATCACCATTACAGCCGGGCCATCTCGTACCATTACCAATGCCACCAACAACGGCGCTGGCCTTATCCGTATAACATCCGCCAACCATGGATGGGCAACGGGCGACAAGGTAACCATTGCGGGCGTAACCGGCACGGTCGAAGCCAACGGCAACTGGACGGTGACGCGCATCACGGCGAACACGGTTGATCTTCAGGGGTCAGTCTTCGTTAACGCCTATGTTGCTAACGGCACCATGGTGCCGAACGTATTCTCCGCGACCGACCTTGGCCGGCTTATCCGCATCCAGCATACAACAACGTGGGGATATGCGCGCATAGTTGGCTTCACATCTACCAACGTTGTGACCGCTGATGTCCTAAATAACTTTGGCGCTGCGACTGCTTCCACCAACTGGCGTCTGGGTTTATATTCTCAGACTAGTGGATATCCGGCAGCCGCCACATTCTATCAAGACCGGTTGTGGTTGGGCGGATGCCCCGCCGACCCGTCGCGCGTGGATGGCTCGGTCACGTCTCAGTATGAGAATTTCTCCCCCACCTCTACGGCCTCTGTCGTCGTTGACAGTAACGCTATCGAAGTTCCGCTCAACTTCGGATCAGTCAACATCATCCGCTGGCTTATCGGTGACGAGAAAGGCCTTCTGGTCGGAACGTCTGGCGGCGAAGCCGTCATCCGGGCGAACACCCTGGGCGACGTACTCACCCCTACAAACAGGACAGCAGTCCCAACATCTAATCAAGGGTCGGCGGATATTCAAAGTCTGCGCGTCGAACAGGATGTTTTGTTCCTGCAGCGCAATCGCCGGTCAGTAAGAAATCTTTCCTATGTGTTCGAGGATGACGGGTTCCGTACTGGCGATCTGACCATTCTTGCCGAGCACATTACACGACCTGGCTGCAAACAGATGTCGTTCCAAGCGCAGCCAAACAGCGTCGTGTTCGTCGTGCGCGAAGATGGGCAGCTACTATCCCTTACCTATTCCCGTAACGAGCAAGCCCAGGGGTGGGCGCGCCAGATCTTGGGCGGCGTGTCTGACGCACTCGGCCAACTGGACGCCATCGTTGAAAGCGTCGCCTCCGTGCCAGCCCCCGACCAATCTCGCGATGAGACGTGGGTAATTGTAAATCGGTTTATTGATGGGAAAACAATCCGCACCGTCGAGTGGATTACCCCTGAATGGGAGAAGGGTGACGACCAAGAGCGCGCGTGGTTCCTCGACAGTGCGCTAGCATATGATGGGGCCGTATCTACCGCTCTAACCCCCGGCGTTGGCGCTACAGTTAAGGGGCAGACAAACGTACAATTCACCAGTAGCGGCAACATCTTCGTACCGGCAGATGTGGGGCGTAGGATTATATATCGCTACTTCGACAACATAACGGAGACTTATCAAAGTGCGAAGGCGCAGATCACGGGCTATACGTCCCCGACCCAAGTTAACGCAACCATCCTGGCTTCTTTCCCAAATCTTAGCGGTATACCGTCTGGCGCTTGGCGCCTCACGGTAACGATGATTACTGGCCTTTGGCACTTGGAAGGGCAAACAGTATCGATCCTTGCTGACGGTGCCAATCATCCGGATAAGGTAGTGAGCGGCGGCAACATCCTTATGGATCGCCCCACATCGTATGCGGTTATTGGGTTTAGATACACGACACGGCTGCAGACGCTGCGCGTCGAAGCGGGCGCTCAAGATGGCACGTCTCAGGGAAAGAAGAAGACGCTGAAGTCGGTCGTTATCCGCTTCTATCAGACACTTGGCTTGCGTTATGGGCCAAACTTTAATACTATGAAAGTATACCCATTTAGATCAGCAGCCAACCTGATGGATAACCCGCCGCCGATCCAAGACGGAGACACGCGCGCCTTAACGTGGATGGGCGGGTGGGATACAGAAGGTCGGATTTGTATCGAACAGATTGACCCATTGCCGATGACCATCTTAGCCCTTATGCCGCAGGTGATCACAAGTGATAAAGGTTGATTTCGAACCCTGGCATCATATGGCCATCGCCGGTCACGATGACAGCGAATGGGCTGAGAATATCGCTAAGGCTGGCCCCGCGTGCACGGGCATGGTCGGGGACAAACCCGTGATATGCGCTGGTGCAGCAATCCAGAACGAAGGCCGTGCTATTATATGGGCAGTACTTAGCCAAGACGCCGGACCGCATATGTTGTCGATTACGCGTCATGTGCATGAATTCCTAGACAGCCGTCCCGAAGAACGCCTTGAAATGGATGTCCTCACGGGGTTTGCCGCCGCCCATCGCTGGGCCAAGATGCTCGGCTTTGTGCGCGAGGGGACCAGGCGCAAGTTCTGCGACGGCCATGACTTTGACCTTTATGCAAGAATACGTGATAATGCGAATCACGACCAGATTGGTAGGGATTAAATGGCGGCCTTAAGCTCATCAACGGCGCAGCTGATTTCGACTGGCATCCAGGTGGCGGCAACAGCCGCATCAACATATTCCCAAATATCGGCGTCCAATGCGGCTGCATCTAACGCCAAGCAGTCGGCTAAGATCGCCCGTGACCAGGCGGCGGAACGCGCTGAACAACTCCGCACCGATGCCATCCGATTGCGCGGGAGACAGACGGCGTCTGCGGGCGGCACGGGCATCCGCAGCGACGCCTTTAATGATATTATGGCCGATAGTAATTATGACGCGGAACTCGACGCACTGACGGCGGAGTATGAGGGTACACTGCAATCTAACTCGCTTAAGGGTCAGGCCAAGCAATTCAAGAATGACGGGAAGCAATCATTGATTAGCGGTGTAATGGGAGCTGGTGCGAAGGCACTTGGCGGCTATGGCGACTGGAAGAACTCGCAGGATTACAATAAAGTTAAGGGTGTGTTCTAATGGCGCGCCAGATTGAAACGTGGCAGCGCAGCAATGTTTCTAATAGCGTCCCGTCACCTATTGTGCCGAGTGGTCGATCAGGCCTGGCCGAGGGTTTGGGCGAACTTGCCAGCCAAGTAGATCGTTACGCCCAAGGTAGAGCGCGGGTTGAGGACGCGCAGCGTCAAAAGAAGAAAGATGACAACGCCGCGAAGGCGACTAAGAGCTTCGCCGAATCCTCCATGATTATTAACATGGGCATTCAAGAGCTTGAACTCAATGCCAAACCGGGCGGAGAGGGGCATCGGCAGGCGGTCGAAAAACTTATTGATGAGGAGCAGAAGCGTGTCGGCGCAGAGATAAGTGATGCCGAAATCCTCGATAAAATGAACAATAATTTCTATTCAATGAAAGCTCAATTTATTCCCGATGCCATGGGATTTGAGGCTCACGCTGGAATTGAGAAGCGCGTTACTGACTATCGAGATGGGTTTGACACTGCGCGAAACCTGGTTGCTACCAATCCAAGTCAATTCCCGTTGCAGCTCAAGAGCCAGCTCCAGGGTATTGAGGCGATGGGCATTCCGGAGGCCAAGAAAGACATTCTCCGCAAGGAGGCCGAGCAAGGCCTGGCCGCGTCAGCCATTACGGGCAAGCTAAACTCTAGGCCGCGAGAAACCCTGGCTGAACTTAAATCCGGCGCATGGAATAAGCTTGTTGATCCAGATCAACTGACTGGATTTATGAACCAGGCCGAGAGTGAAATTAAGCGTCTTGACTCTGAAGCGAAAGCGGCGGCAGCCCAAGCGCGCATGGAGAAGCAGCTAGACCTGCAATTGATGGCTGACGACGCTAATGCCAATGCCGCAGCTACCGGAAGGTATGATGGAAATTATGAAGCAACGATCCGGGCCGCCTATGGCAACAAGCCGCAGCAAGCACAAAAGCTAATTGAAAATTATCGGGCTAATGTTGACATAGGTCAGAATAGTGTTGCCTTTACTACAATGCCGAATGCAGAGCGCGCTGCAGCTATTGAAAGTCTTAAGCCCAAAGACGGGTCCCCGACCTACGCCAATGACGATAGGGTATATCAGGCGGCCATCCAGAAAGATCAAGCCATCCGAACTGCCCTCAAGAAGGATCCGGCTGGTTATATTTTAGAAACAAACTCTATAGCCAAAGCCGCATGGCGCAAAGTTGAGGAAGCCAAGGATCCAGCTGAAATGGAGTTCCTAACCAAAGAAGCCGTCGAAACAACTAAGCAATTGCAGCGCGATATGGGCGTTCCTGAGTGGGAAGTTAAGACTCTTGCGGGTACTCAGGCTGCCGCGATTACGGCGGAAATCAATAATCCTGGCGCCACCGCAGATGAAATTAAGTCAAAGATTGCGGCCGTAAATGCTGCCCATGGTGGCGCCGGTGTTGCCGAACTTGTTAAGACGGGCTCAAAACTTACTTCATTCGGCGTGGCTTTCGCCGACCAGCCCCAAGATGCTAACTGGGTTGGCCGTCTTCTTGAGTGGGAGAAAGTGTCAGATGAAGATCAGAAGGCTCAGCTAAAGGCCAGGCTTAGTGCTTCAAGCGTTAAGCCGGATGCTGTAGACACTGCACTTGCAAATGAAATGGCGCCGTTTATCGGAACTATGCCGAGCGGTTCTTCTGCCCCATATATTGAGTCTGCCCGCAAGGTTATGGAATATAACATTGTTAAGCGTCACATGAGCCCAACGAAAGCAGCGGCGGATGCAACGGCCATCTTTAAGGATAAGTATAGTATCAATGGCACGTACCGCGTGCCGTCGAATTACAACGGCGATACTATTTCATATGGCCTTACCAATGTTATCAGCAACATACGCTCAACAAAAGTTGGCGGCGCCGGTAGCGCGGACTCCACTCTGCCAAAGGAGTTTCTCACGGAACAACTTCAGGAATACATTAGCGATGGACGCACAACTTGGCGTAATGCCAGTAGCGCCGACGGCAACCAAGAGATTGGCGTCATGATGATGATCGATGATCTAAACCCGGTGATGGTAGATGGCAAGCCGTTTGTTCTGACATGGGATCAGATCGCCTCAAAGGCGAACTTTACCTCTGGATATTCTGATCCCTTAACCGGCATGGCGCCATAATAATGGGCGGCGTATATACACCAAATACAAATCCGACTGGATCGCAGGATTTCCAGGATTACGGACTTGACAGCCTGTCAACTGGCATTGCCGCAGGTACAGCATTTGATAATGCCTGGAATGGTTTCGCCACTACATCCTCAACCCTTAGGGGCGGTGCCCTAGAAGAGGCGCGCCTCGGCAGAATGCAGGCCGCCGGTGGTCGCTTTGGATTCCGCCAAAATCCAGACACCCCCATAATTTCGAAAGAAGAAGCGAACGAGAAATATGGCATTAAGGGCCAGCTCTCATTTGATCAGGATATTCGTGAGGGTGAGGCGAAACTTATACACCAATATCGGCAAGATCAACAGAAGAGGGATTACGTTTTAAGCCGCTCTGATCCTGGCGTTGTTAATTCGGCAATCCGTCTAGGTGCTGGTTTTGCAGCTACGGCCTTAGACCCGATTGGGGTAGCTACATCGCTTATCCCGGTGGTTGGCGAGGCTCGCTTTGCCGCCATGGCGGGGCGCGTTGGTATGACCGCCGCGCGACTCTCAAAGGGTGCAATAGAGGGCGCCGTAGGTGCAGCGGTTGTTGAGCCTCTTGCATACATGCAGGCGCAGACTGAACACGCCGACTACACCGCGTATGACTCTCTCGTTAACATCGCTTTCGGCGGCGCGTTAGGCGTCGGACTTCAGGGCGCGGGCGTGGTTCTTGGCAAGTTCATCAATCGGCAGACGCCAGAGGCTAAGCAGGCCGCTCTTAATGGCGCATTGGCGGCGGTGATGGAAAATCGGCCGGTAACGGTCGGCGATGTGTTTAGGTTTGAGGCTAGTCGCAATACGACATTGCGCGCGTCATCTACGCTATCTCGCGCCCCGTCGCCCATTCAAGCCAGTGATCTTGCGGGGGGGCTTCCACCCATTGCGCGCCTTGAACAAATAGATCAAGCAATCTCTAGCGCCGGAACTCCCGACGCCGCGCCCATAAACATAACACAGCTCTCGACTGAGAGGGTAAATTTACTCGATGATATTAAGGCCTCAATACCGGAGCCGGTTCGCGAGGCACATATATTACGGGCACTAGCCCGCACTGACAGTCCTGAACTTAAGGCCGCAACTGTAAAAATAGCCAAGCTTGACGCTCAGATTGAGCAAGCCCGGTCGCGTGGCAAAGAACCTGATGCTAAAGTGTTAAAGGAAAGGTCAGAGGCCGTCCGCGAATCAGAGCGGCTTCTGCCAGAAGAAGAGCAAGAGCGCCTTATAAAGGAGGCCGCAAAAGAATCACAGGCCCCTGAAAAAGTTTCAGATCAAGATACAATAATTCAGCCAACTGCTAAGGAGCCAATAGACCAAGTGATCCGCGAGATGCTCGAGAACTCGAAGAGATCAATGGCGCCCGATCCACAATTAACTGCGCAGATTATTAAAATTGCTGATCGCACATCCAAGATGAAAGAGGCACCCACATTCGAGGCGGCTAAAGCGGAAGCAACGCAACTTGATACAGATGTAAATGAAATGCTTAGCATGTATGATTTATCTGAAAAGGATATGGCAGAAGTGTCAGCGCCAAAAGACGACATTGATCCGGACTCATACACCAAAGCTGTGAAACAGGCCTTCGCCTGCATGGTGGCGTAATGGCTGCGCAAGATTGCGTCGACAAGATCATCGCCGCGTCTAACGGTAAGCTTCATGAAGATAATATTGATGTTATCTTTGATGAGCTTCAGAGGAAAACGCAAAGGTATCAGCGCGAGAATCCACTGGCAGATAGCATCGAAGTTCAGACAGCCGTCGTTAAGCAGATGTCAGAAGAGCGTCAGCTCGAAGACATTATCGCTAAAAGAAACCGCGCCCTTAATATCGTTAGAACCAAAGAGCGCGATAAGTTTTATGAGAAGAATGGCCATACGGCGAAATCACTAAGCACCCTCAATACAACTTCTCAGCGCGGCATCGAAGGCGCCGACTTCGGGGTTGAGGGGCAAGCTCGTGGCTTAGAGGTGCAGTTGATTAATGCTATGAGCAGCGAGCTTGAAGGCGCCGGGCTCATGCCGCTTCTGTCAAAGCGCACGAAGGATTTTGACCGTGACGTGGCGAATGATCTTTGGGCGCTAACAGATAAGACGGCCAAGGGATCTAACAACAAAAACGCCAAGGCGGTTGCGGAGATTATCGGCAAGTACCAGGAGCGTGCTCGTCAATTACAGAATGACGCCGGCGCCTGGATTGGTAAAGAAGCTGGCTATATTGTTAGACAATCGCATGATGCCTTAACGGTTGGACGTGACTTTGCTAAGTGGCGCGACACCATTATGCCGCGCTTGCATGAGAGGACGTTCGACGGGGTTAGAGACCGCGAAGACTTTTTGCTTAAGGCGTGGGAGGGCATCAAGTCTGGATTGCACCATAAAACAAATGACCAAAGCGCAAAGATGGCTGGGTTTAAGGGGCCATCTAATCTTGCTAAGAAAGTTAGTCAAGAGCGCGTGCTGCATTTTAAAGATGCCGATGCTTGGTTTGAATACAACGAAACCTTTGGGACAGGGTCATTGCTTGAGAGCGTTGCGTCTGGATTAAACAGTGCGGCGAATGCGACAGCTCTTATGCGCGTGTGGGGACCAAATCCACAGGCGGCATTTGAGGCGGACATTGCTCGCCTTCAGAAGAAGAACATTAATGATCCAAAGGAACTTGATAAGCTTCGCGGGAATATCCTCAAGTCTGATTTTGATATCTTAACTGGCCAGGCGCAGCGCGTCGGAAACGCAAGTCTTGCGGCATTCGGCGCCAACTTCCGTGGCATCAACACTATGACCGGGTTGGGGGGCGCGTTTTTGTCTGGCCTTAGCGACATCCCCGCACAGGCCGCTACACTCAAACATAACGGCATTGGATATCTTGAGGGCACATATGCGGGTTTGGAAAGCATCTTCCGAGGGAGGGGATCGCAGGAACAAAAGGAAATAGCCTCTGCCCTTGGCGCTGGATTACAAGGCGTCATGGGCGACATCTATCAGAAGTTTGGCGCCACAGATACGCTTAATGGGAAGATGTCTAAGGCCATGCGCCTATTCTTCAAGGCGAACCTACAACGTTGGTGGACAGATTCTCTGAAAACTGGCGTAGCACTTATCCTTTCTCGCAACATGGAGCTTCAGCGTCGCAAGCCATTCTCATCCATTGATTCCAGATTTGTCACAAACCTGAGGCGATATGGTATCGGCGAAAAGGAATGGGCGCATATCCAGCGCATGGATACCAAGGCTGCGGACGGCCGAAACTACATTACCCCCGATGGGGTTGATACCCTTGGCCTTAGCAAAAGAGAGGCGGCGGAACTTAAATCGAAGCTCAGCTCGTATTATGCCGGTCAGATTGCCGAAGCCTTCTCAGATGTTGGCGTCCGCACACGATCGATCGCGACATGGGGCGGCCACGCACGCGGCACTGTAGCTGGCGAAGCCATTCGCGGATTGATGCAGTTCAAAACCTACGGCATCTCATTCACTAGCAACCATCTCTTGCGCGAGTGGCAGCGCGGAGCGAAGCCAGATTACGCGGGCTTCGCTTATATGATGGCTGGCATGACAACTATGGGCTACGCCTCCATGGTGGCCAAAGATATTTGGAAGGGCCGAACCCCCCGCGTCCCGACTGATTGGGAAAGTGGCTCTAAGATATGGGCTGCCGCGTTCGCACAAGGCGGCGGCGCCGGTATCTTTGGCGACTTCCTCTTCGGCGAGTTCTCGCGTGCCGGCTCATCCCCAATCGGGACCTTGGCAGGACCCTCCTTTGGGAAGGTCGAGCAGGCCCTTAAATTATTTGGAAGCATTAAAGATGTGGCTTCTGGGGCCGTGGCCAATGGCGAAGCGGGCGACGAACTTAATACAGCGGGGGATCAGGCATACAAGTTCGTAAAGGATAATATTCCTGGCCTTAACCTGTTCTATGCAAAGGCGGCCTTGGAATATGGCGTACTGCACTCAATCCAAGAGGCCATGAATCCCGGAGCATTGGCGCGTATGGAGAGAAGGGTTGAGCGAGATAACGGTCAATCGTTCTTTCTGTCGCCGTCATCCAGCCACGTTAAGGTATTTGATTAGCATTAAATGCCTTTCTGATAGCAACAAAAACCTATATAATGGCGCCTATCCTATAGGAGCGCGCCATGACCATCTCGACCACCCTAAGTGATATTTCGTACAACGGCGACGGCGTAACTACTATATTTGCCGTACCTTATGTGTTCTTCACGAACACTGAAATCCAGGTGATATCCCTGGTTATTGCGACGGATGTCGAGACGGTCCTAACGTTGACGACCGATTACACAGTGGCGGGCGGCAACGGCAACACCGGCACGGTAACTGCCGTGGTACCGCCTCCGGTCGGGACCACCATCACCATCGCCCGGATGACGGCTCGCACCCAGCTAGCAGATTATACGGAGAACGATCCGTTCCCCGCCGCCACCCATGAGCGGGCCCTAGACCGCATCACGGCCATTGTGCAGGAAGCATCGGCCGCCACCGACCGCGCTCTCAAGGTATCTGTGACTTCGCCGATTACTGATCTTGTGCTGCCGTCCCCCGATCCCGACACCATTCTCGGCTGGAATGGGGCAGGAACTGGCATCGAGAATAAAAATATCCCCGGCGGCGCCGCCGTTTATTCATCCATCTCGACCACCCGCGCGGGCCTCGCGACTTCGGAGGCGGCAACGCCAGACAGCTTGGCTAGCTTCTGGCAGCAAGGCTCTGACATTGTAGCCGCCGCTAACTTGGCTAAGCCCGCCGACGCCAACCTTGGCGGGTATCATTTTGTCACCGGCAACACCGGCATATCATCGCTTTGGACCGGTGAAAAAGACGGCATGGAAGTTGAGCTGCGGTTTACCGGCACCCCGTTGCTAACGGCTTCAGCCAACTTCATTCCTCCAAATGCGAATAATTATCAGGTAGTCGCTGGCGATATTTTGCGCTTCCGCTGGGAAAACGGCGGCACCCGCATGCGCGTTGTTGGCGGCATCCGCGCCAATGGTCAGGCGCTTATTGCGCCAACTGTCACGGCGCCTGTATTCGTGGGTCGGTACTATGCTGAGTACGCTACAAATGCTGACCTTGCCACCATCATCCCGCTTGATGACACGATCCCCACCTCGACTGAGGGCACTCAGATCCTATCCATCCCCGTTACAACTACAACCGCAACACAGCGGGTGCGGCTGAGGGTTGGCGGAATCTGCGCGCCGCTCGGCAATGATGTCCCGATCATAGCGCTGTTTCGGGGCACGACGTGCGTCCAGGTAACGGCTGGCATGCGACCCTTTGGCGTTCTTTATTATTCGTCCATTTACGCCGAATTCGAGGAACAGCCAGGGGCTGCGGGCGTGTATACCTATAGTGTGCGCGTCGGCGCATCGGCATCAACGATGCGCATGAACGGAACCTCATCTGTCAGGCTATTTGGTGGTGCCGCCAAGACCACACTAACAATTGATGTTGTCGAGCCGTAATAGGCACTAGATATATTCACTATCATTCCTATGGGAATAGTAGTACTATCGGCGGTGTGGACGCTTCTTCATGATTTGGTGTTAATGATTGGTTAACTCTGACTTAAAAAGTTAACCGATCGGCGCCCACTCTACGGTTGAATTAATCGGAGGGTATGATCATGAATAGATTTCTGGCCACGATATTTCTCGTGAGCTTGTTCGTTGTTATTTGCGCCGCCCTCGGCAAGGCACAAAACCTCTGCTACTCCAAAGATGAAATCATCCAGACTTACGCCGCTGATGGCGTGCATTATCGTAAGGTATCCGGTGGCGATGCTGATGCCCTTGGCGTTTATCTGAATAGTCTTGTGACTAAGAAAGAAGATTTAACCGGGTTTACTTATATAGTTTTTTGGATTGACAGGGGCGACAACGCCATCGTCATTCTCTTTGATAAATCGAATTGTGGTCAGTATAAATTGACACCGCCAATGAAGGCGGTTCTTGACCTCATTGGCGGCGATTCGGGCGCCTGATCGTGGATCCGAAACTACGACCATTCGCTACCGACCGGCAGTGGGAGATTCTTGAAACTGCCGCGCGCTTAGGTAGCGACAACGCCGCCGCAAAGCAGCACGGCGTTCATCACAGCTGTATCGGGCAAGCACGCAAGAGCGTTATGAAAAAGGCGGCGCTAGCCGGGTACGCCCCAGACCATGGCATGACGCGCACAGTTCCATATGGCCTGAAGCTTAAGAAGACATCTATCTATTTCCAGAAGACAGATGATCAACCCGCGCAGTGGTTGAGCGTCACGCCGGACGAAGAGCAACAACACGAATTAATCAAAACCGTTATTCGGGAGATGTGCGAAGAAGTCACAATTCGCACGCCAAGTAAGAGACCGGCATTAGAATTCAACAAAAACTTGATGAATGTAATCCCGTGGGGAGACCCACACTTTGGACTCCATTGCTGGCAAGCTGAGGTCGGAAATAACTTTGATCTTAAGATTGCCAAAAGAGATTTATGTAGCGCGGTTGATCATCTCGTATCCCTCGCGCCTCCGGCCCCACGTTGTGTCCTCGTAAACCTTGGCGACTTCTTTCACGCTGATAATATGCGCGGCGTTACGGAACGATCCGGCCATCATCTTGACGTTGATAATCGCCCTCAGAAGATGGTTCAGGTCGGAGTCTCTGCCGTCATCCAATGCATCCACTCCGCTCTTCAAAGACACGAACAAGTTGAGATAGTTATCGTTCCCGGAAACCACGATGACTTCTTAAGCGTGACTCTCGGCATCGCCACTGAGTTGGCATTCAAAGACGACCCTCGGGTCATCATCCACAACGCACCATCCCGTCGTCAGTATCTCAAGCACGGCAAGGTTATGATCGGCGTCACCCACGGCGATACAACCAAAGACCCCCAATTGATGGGGATCATGGCGACAGAGAAGCCAGAGTGGTGGGGCGAGACTAAGCACCGCGTCTTCATGCGCGGTCATCATCATCAAGATCGCGTTCAAGAATTCAACGGCGGCAAGGTCGAGCAGTTCAGAACACTTGCTCCGGGCGACGCTTATGCGGTTGGCGCCGGCTATCTGTCTGGCCGCGACATGAAGCTAATTACTTATCACAGTGAGTTCGGCGAGGTAAGCCGCGCCACCTGCGGCATTGAACTTCTAAGGAGCTTGCAAGCATGACGGACAGCGTTGTTTTATTTCCTGGCAGAACGGTTGAGATATCACCGGCACCGGTAAACATACCGGCAATAGAAGTACTTAAGGCTGCGATGGAAGTCGAAATGGACCGGGTCATCATTATCGGCACGCGCCCAGATGGTTATTACTATATCGCGTCATCTAGCGATAGCGTGGCTGACTTCATTCTGGATGTTGAGACAGCTAAATATGAATTGTTGAGCGTGCGAAATGACTGACCGTCGATTAGTTCTCATCACGTGGCTGGACGCTTGCTCATGCTCTTCGTCTGGCAGGTGGGTGACGGAGTCAGACCTTGATGATTTGACTTTAGTAGAGTGTCAGTCCGTCGGCTGGGTACATCGCCAGACCTCAGACTACATTGTTATTTATGCGCATAACGCCGATATCAATCTTGGCGGCGAGATTTGCATCCCACAAACGTGCATCAAAGAAATTAAGGATCTTGCTTAAATGAAGGCGGCAGAAACACTGCATGTAGCAGCGGATATTATAGGGGGGGATCGCGCGCAAACGCATGGTGACCTCGCTAAAAACATGAAAATGATATCTGATTTATGGAGCACGTATCTCGGGTATCCGGTATGTCCGAGAGACACGGCTATCATGATGGCTCTTCTCAAGGCGGCGAGACTTAAGACAGGATCGGCATCTGATGATCACTTCATTGACATGGCTGGATACGCTGCGATTGCCGGTGAAGTCAAGTGACGGGCCTCAACGAACGCGTCGCTCGACTAGAGACGCTGGTCGAAAGCCTTGATGAAAAAGCTGATCGTCTCGAAGCTAACGATGCCGCACTATCCGCTAAAGCTGACCAGATCATTGCCTACGCCCAATGGGGGCGCGGCGCCGTTTGGGCGGTACTAAAGATAGCGGGCTTCCTGTCGGCTATAGGGGTGGCGATTGCTTGGTTGTACGATCGACTTGCTATTGGCGGGCCGCATCCGTGATTGATAAAAAGAAAATAGCAGCACTTGCAGTTGGCGGCGCCGTTGGATTGGCGGCGTATATTGTACCGGCATTTGAGGGGAGAGAGCTTGAGGCATATCTTGATGAGGGTGGCGTCCCGACTATCTGTGATGGCGACACGTACAATGTACGCCTTGGAGACGTTGCGACGCCGCAAGAATGCGATGCGCGCTTGCGCAGGCAACTCGCAATTTCAAATGATGCTATCAACAAGTATGTCCGCGTTAAGTTGGCCGACCACGAGAGAGCAGCCCTCATTAGCTTCATATATAATGTCGGAGTGGGAGCATTTATTAAATCGACGCTACTCCGAAGGCTTAACGGCGGCGATCCAAACTGGTGCTACGAACTCGACCGCTGGGTTAAGGTCAACGGCAAAGTATCGCGCGGACTCGTCAAGAGGCGATCCATCGAGCGCCGTATTTGCTTGGGAGAATTCAGCCATGAGCGCGAGTGAAGATGTGGAAAAGAATTGTACTAACCGCGATGGTTGCCCCACTTGGAATTATCCTGATTGCCGCAATTGTATGGGAGTTTCTCAATGAACCAAACACTACCAATCCTAGCCGGGGTAGCGGCTATCGGAATCGTGATGGCGCTTATCGCGTGGGTGCTGTGATGCTGTGGACCGCGACGAAATCGTACTTCGCGTGTGCTTGGTCAGCATTTAGCTACCTCATCTTTGGGATGCCAAAGGATAAGGAAAGTTATTGGAAGAACCGCCTTGGCTTTAACGACGCGGCGCCTGAGTTACTTGCGGCGTGGTCGGCATATAAAAAGAACAGCGACTTTCATCACCTGAAAGACATCGGCGTTGAGTGGACTCGCGTTTGGCCCCAACGCGCATTCAAGGTAACGGCGCTATTTGGCTGCGCACTGTCTATCGTGACAGCGCTGATCGGCGTCGCGGTTGGGGTGATCATCTAATGCCAGCATGGCTAACACTGCAATTGGCGTGGAGGCTTGCGCCGTGGCTACTTATGGCCGGAGCTGGTGTTGCCGCGTACATATTCTATCTACGGTCTGAGTCTGCCGACCTGCGCGCTGATCAGGCTGAACACGCACTTGATCAGGCCGTCCAGGTTAACAAAGACAATGAGAAGTTTATCAGCCAGCTACAACAACAAGCTTTAGCTGACGCTGCATTAGCGGCTAAGGAAATAGAAGCAGCAAAGAAACGGGCAGCTGCGATAACCGTCATCAAGAAGGAGCAGCGCCGTGCGCCAGATGCTAACGATATTATCAGCCAGTACGATGTTGATTTCTTTGACCGCTTGCGCCAATCCAGAGGTAGTGATTAAGCGTGAGGTAACGTTTCTGCGACCGCCCGCTGAATTGCTCAATTGTCAAGATGAGCCAGAACCGCCAATTGCAGGATCTACCCGCGCTGATGTTCGCGATTATATTTCCGATTTAGTTTTGGCCTATCGGGATTGTCGATCTAAGGTTGATCGGGCGCGCCATTGGTCTGGTAAATAAACGATTTTAAGACTCCCATCTTTGATTGCCTGAAGATCGGAAAAATAAAAAAACTCATGCCTCTCACTTTCGTACAGAAAAACCCGCTTAGGCCGTAATGTATTAACTGGCATTTTAATCGGCATCAACAGCCCGGGCGTCGTGATAACGATGGGTGCGGCAATCAATCCAGTGAGAAATGTTCTGCGAGATGTGATCATTGTGCCGCCCTCCGGATGAGTTGAGACGCCAGGCGCTCTCGGAACTGGCGAGCCCATCCATCCAAATCGTCAGCATCCCGCATAACAACATCACGCTTTTCGTACAACATATCCGGGGTACAATTATATGTAGTCTCGTTTGGTGAGGCGGAGTAAGAAACCATTCGGACAAAGTGGCTAATCATTAATACCCCCTGTGTTCGGCAGCGACTATATCACTATGATCAATGTGGCTTTCAGCCAGGCCCTGGGCATCTTCTAAGTCGTCAATGGCCTGACCAAAGTAATCATGAGTGCCGTCAGCTCTATCGTCTTGTGGATCAGCTGACTTTAACAATCTATAACTTCTTTCGAACTTATCCCAGTATCTCCGATAAACACTCGAGATATGGTTGATATCATAATCATGATCGACCGTTGTCGCAACAGAAGACCGGCCGCATGTGTACTGCGGCATACGCAAGTCACTCATGGGTTTGTCTAAAGCAGATTCAATTTCCCCAATCGCTTTGATTAGATTGGTGATGGCGGAGTGGGCCTTCTCCTGCCCCATGCCGTGCTCCATAGCGTCATAAATCCTTATGACATTATGATAGCAGCCGCTCAAGTAAGTCTCCATATCTTCAAGGATATTGTCGCTCGTCATTTTAATCTCCCGTTGTTCGCTGACTAGCAAAACGTAATCTCACCAATCTGATATGTCAACGGCAAAATTGCAAAAATCAGTATTGCAGTTGGAAAAATATTATGAGAGTATCTAGCCATGGAAAATTTTGAATCTAAATCACACCGCCAGATCATCGACCTTATTGGCGTAGACGAGGTCGCCAGTCATCTGGATAAGCCGAAAACAGCAGTCATGAGCTGGCGAGACCGGGATAATATCCCCGCGCGTTATTGGTACGATCTTGCGTGGCTGGGTGATATTAACGATGGTGATGTATTGTGGGCTCTTGCTCTTGCAGCAAAGTGGAGGCACAGCAAATGAAACTCATTCAGATACTAGTCGCCTTTTTTGTGGCGTGCATGATTATTGGCCTATCTGGCGGGTTGTTGTTGGCGAGCTGGTCAGATGTTATGGCGTGGTCGATTAACGATGGTGCCAAATGAGCGGCGGCATTCCAACTCGCGGCAAGTTCGGCCCTCTCATAGAAGTCGCTGCTCTTGGCGTTACAGTGATAATGCTGGCAACTTTTGCCATCGCCGTTACGGGCTTCTTCTTTCTCGCCGCCGTATTTTTCATCCAACAAGCAATGGAGTTGCTATGAGCTACCCAGCTGCGGCACTATTCTACTGGCAAAACGCCAAGCGTGTCCGCAAATTAAAGGACGGCATTGCGCGCAATACTGCCCTCGAGAACTTAAAGCTTGTCGCGAATGTAGATAATTATCCTCGCCTTAAAAGATTGGCGATGCGCGATCTTGAGCTGTTGAACGCTGTCGAAGTTGATGAATCATTTGAAGAAGTGTACGGGGAAAGTCCAATTAAACTGGAGTGGCCGCGATGATAAAAACAGATTGGTCAAGCGTAGAGGGTGCCGCCATCTTGGCCATGAAACTTCGGAGGTATTGGGCTAAGCGTGGCGTACATATTCAGACGCGCGTTGAGGAGTTGCACGGACACGGTGAGGTGCCTATTTATTGTGTCAGGTCTAATCTTAATACGGCCGTGCGAAAGAGCATGCAGTGACTGATTATATTCTCATAGCTATTATTGTGGTGAATTTTTTCACCATTATTCTAAAGTTAACTTACAATGACTGAGGTTAAGCGCCAAAGCATGAATGCGCTTAAGAAGGTAGGGCTTAAGACATTCAGGGCGGAGCCGCAAGAAGATGGTGACGCGGGTTTTTATGAATTTTTTGATGCATCCAATTCCAAGTGGACGGCCGTTGAGATATTCAGCGACATACATGTATGTCGTGCAACTGGGGATGAAACAATTGAATGGTTGGCTCTGGTGAATAAACAGGTTATACCGGCATTTGAAGTTTGGGTGAATTGCTGCGCTCGCCCCATCAGCCGCGAGCAATATGAGGCAATGTTAAAAGAGGCTGAGTCAAGTGAAACGGTGACGCGGGTAAACTTTACCCGGTCGTGAAAAATGGAGAATGATCATGGGTTTAGGATTAAATGTATCATCGGGCGGCGGCGACTTTATGCCGATCATTAAGTATGACGCCCGCGCGGGGCGGATTCACAAGATTGATCGTGTGCAGGGCGCTGATCCGATCAGCACGGAAATTACCAATAACTTTACTGCCGTCTTTGACCTCGCCAACATCGAAGTTGGGTGGGCTCTTTTCCGCGACGGCATGGCGCCGGATTGGCATATGGTTAGGGTTGGTCAACCAAAGCCTGCCCGGCCGTCGCCAGAGCATAAAGCGGCATTCCGCGTCAACGTTAAATTGACGAAACAAAATGGCGGTGATGTGCGTGAATTTGGCTCGGCAGCCCGCTGTGTGATTGTGTCGATCGACGTCCTGCATGACGCATATGCCGCTTCAGACGAATCCAAGAGAGGCATGTTACCGGTCGTTGCAATGGTTGGAACGGAGCAGATCAAGAGTGGCGGAGGCGCTAAAAGCAGCACAAATTATCAGCCAAAATTTGAAATCAAATCGTGGGTTGAGAGGCCCGCAGATATGGTTCAAGTTGCGCCCACAGTCCAGGCCAATCCGGCTAAACAACCGTCACAAACATCAATCACTGATGACGATGTAGAGTTCTAAATAATGACGTGGCGGCGCGCTCGCAAAAAGACCCAGACTAAGCCTCGCAGTAAGTACGGCAACTGCCAGCACACTACAGCTGACGGACTTAAAGAGGATAGTAAAGGGCAGGCGGGCCGCCACAAAGTTTTAGAGAAAATGGTTGAGGGCGGAGAGATATCAGATCTTAAACGTCAGGTAACATTTCAACTTTATGGCCGTGGAGGGAATAAGATATGCAAGATTATACCCGACTGGACTTACGTTGAGGGCGGGAAGTTAGTGGCCGAAGATTGGAAAGGTATCGCAACGGCAGATTTCGTGATTAAGAAAAAACTATTTGAAGATAATTATCCTGAGTATGAATTTAAAATTACCGGCCCATATCACAAGATAATGGATAAGAAGCGCGCCAAGTCCAGGGCTGCTTATGCGGCGAAAAAGGCTAGTCGCAAAAAGATTTAATTCGCCAACATCCCCCTCACCGCATGTTCCATCCAAGCCGGTATCTCGATGGCGCCCGACAAGTACCGCTTAATAGTGCGCGGGTTACGTCCCACGGCCAAGGCGAACTTATCTCGTGTCATATTCAGCTGTTTAATCGCTAAGCGTAATTCAGCTGTGGTCATCATTTCCTCGCGCCGCTAACATTGCGTCAGCTATTTTATACATATCTTTCGCAACGGTTTCTTCAGATCTAAAACCTATAGACGCCCTTGCTAAATGCCCGGCCAGCGCCTGGCCAGCAAACCAATCGCGCAAATTCATACCGGTCCATGTAGCAAAGTGCTTGCCGCTATTGTCTGGATAGATCACCGGGAATGCCGGTCCGCCATGGGGCGCTTTCATTTCGGCGCCTCCGGTAATGGCATCCAATGGGTTGGGGAAATACCGAGCCCACCATCATCCTCAAAGCCGTCACGATCACTCCACCAACATCCGATCGAAATACCATTGATCGGGTCATATAACAGCGTCGGCTCAAATGTTTTTCGTGCCATATCAATCGGCAGCCAATTATCTGCCTCGCCTTGAACTAACTCACCGGCGGCGTTGAGAGATATATTTTCACGGCGAAAAACCTTTAAAAGATCAAAAATATCTCTTTCAAGAATAGGCCTTTTGTAAGATAGGGTCGCAATCATGCGCAGAACAAGCTGCTCAATGTCTTCCCATGATTTATCGGAAATTTTAATCATTTCAGCTTCTCCCCGCAGAATGGGCAGAATGTTATGCAAGGAGCTGATTTTTCGGCGTTAAATTTAAGAAACCAATGACCTTGATCAGTTACAATTGTTTTAATATCAACCAGCGCGTGAAACTGCCCACAACAATGCTCCGGCTCTTGCGGCATTGGTGACCAAAATAGAGCGCCGAAGACAACACTACCTTGTCGATTTACCCAAAACCCATTTTGTATAGTCGCCTCTACAGCCGTGCCGTTATTCCACCAAAGTAATATCTTCTCATCCTCTGGCGCAGTTTCAATCGGGCGCTTTATGTTGGGGTATTTGTCAGTCATAGCTCCAACGACCCTTCTACTGTAAGTTTCGATTTCTCAATCAATTTGATCTCAATTTTTATTACCGTCTGCCACGAAGGGCCCGCTTCGATAATTTCATATATCTCATCTAGCTCTTCCATCGTCCCGCGACAAAGCTCAATGCAATCCGGATAATTTTTGCTTTTTCTGCGACGATATTCTATCGCGTAGTTCCATCTCATTTTTCCCCTCCGTCAGATAAAGCCACTGCGCGCCAGGCGCCTTCATTTCAATAAAAATCT